AACAAAAAACCTGCCGAAGCAGGTTTTTGTTTGTATTACAAGTAACGGATTACTTGAAGCTTACATTTGCACTAGTGATAGCAACACGACCTAAGTAGTCAGCAGCATTACCTAGAGAAGAAGCAGTATTGTTCAACTCTACATAACCGTAACGTGTTAGGAAGCCAACTACTGGCTCAAATGTTGCTGGGTCTAGAACAACACCAGAGCTCATTAGAGGAATGTATGGGCAATAGAACGCAGCAGCATCTGCTTCGCTAGAACCTTTGTATCCAACTAAAACTTGGTTTGCATCTGTTGTATCGCTTAGATATGCATCAACATAGATACGCATAGCGCCATTCAATGTACCAACAAACTTGGTGTTTGTAGGAGCTTCAAATGTACCTTCTGTTGTACGAGCAAATGCGCTTGTAGTAGCAGATTGTAGAATTGTCAATGCTTGGTTAGAAACAACAGCCCAGTTACCAGAACCACGACGTGTACGTTGAGCAATCAAATTGCTTACACGGTTGATTTGGATAGCTAGAGCAGCGTGCTCGTCACCAACGAATGTAGCTGTACCAGAAACTAATGACTGGTCATATGTTTCTTCAAGAGTTGCTAAAGAGCGTAGGCTAGCTAGGATTTCTTGGTCGATTTCAGCTGTAATTTCTTGAGCTAGTGCAGCCATGATTTCTGCTTCGATGTCAATACCTTGTTGGGCTTGTGCATCTTGAGCAGCTTCGAATGTCCAACGAGCGCTTAGTTTACGAGACTTAGCTTCAACTGGAGTCTTCAAGATTTGGATGCTCATACGCTTGCCTGGTGAACCTTCTAAAATAGAAGTTGCAGCAGCTCTAGATACATTGTCACCAGAATAAGCATTAGCAATCTTGAATGGGCTTAGAGCTTCTTCACCTGCTGTTACTGTATCACCGGAAGCAACGCCATCAGCGTAGCGAACACGTAGAGTGTGGATTTGACCAACTGGACCAGTCATTGGCTGAACGCCGATGATCTCGTTGGCAATAACTGTTGGCATAACACGACGAATAACTGGAAGAATTACACGGTTTAGTGTAGCAATATTTCCAGCTGATGTTGCACCAGCAGTTGCGCTTTCAGCCAAATGACGGCGTGTATTCTCTAGGCATACGCCCATAGATGCACGACGGTTACCTTGTAGGCCTTCAAGCAGAGCTTCTTTGGTCTCTGACCATCTTTCATTTAATAATTGTGACATTTATGTCTCCTTGAATATAATTATTTTAGACCCGCTAATTTGCGGATGTCTAAGATGTTATCTAAGCCTACCTGTGGCTTGCTTTCTCGATTTCCAGTTACTTCAGAACTTTCAGTTAATGTTGCTTTCGCTGTCTTAACTGTAGCACCTTCCATAACAGTGGGTAGGTATTTCTCAAATGCTACTGATAATTTCTTGGTCTCTACAGATTCAAGTAATTGATGCATTAGCGCTCTTTTTTCACCAGTGATTGGTGATAACAACTCGGCCATAACTTGCTTACGTTCCATTAAATCTTTAGTAACGCGGATTTCACGGTCCTTAGATTCAACGATTGTAGCTTTTTGTGTTAAAGCTTCTTTTGTTTCAGCAAGTTCTTGATCTTTCTTAGCGATGATCTTCAACAATTTACTTGTCTCAGACTTCTCATTTAAGAATGATGCAGAATACTCTTGTGCAAACGCTTCGTACAACTTACGACCAAATGCATTGTTACGGGCACTATCGATATCTTCTTTCAATTGCTTGATTTCAGATTTCATTTGTTTAGTGACTGTAGCTTCTACTACTTGTGCGCTACGTTGAATGAAACGTTGTTTAATTTCTTCAAACTTGTTTTTTGCTTCGCGAACTAACTTAACTTTTGTTTCAGCTAGATCACGCTTGTCAACTGCAAACTCTCTAATTTCTTTCGAAAGAGCGTGTACAATAAACTGTTCTAATTTGCCAAAGTTTTCAGCAACTTTCTTACGATCGCTTTGGAACTCGACAACTTCTTTGCCCAATTGTTTGATAACAAAACCTTCTAGTTTCTTAGCATCTTCGGCAATACGTTGTTGGTATGCTACTTTTGCTTCGGCTAGTGCCTTTTTGTCATTATACAATTCGGCCATTTCTACGGCCAATCTGTCGCTTAACATCTTGTCGATTGCTTCAACCATAACAGTCTTATCATGACTGTATTTTTGTGCAAATTCTTCACGAAGTTCTGCGGTGACTTGGTCGCGATTCTCTTGAATTTTCTCTGCAAAGGCAGACTCAATGACAGACTTTACGTCTTCTGTCATCACACCTGACTCTACTAATTGTTTGAATGCGTCCAACATTATTTTCTCCTCGGGCTTATTTTAGACCTTTAATAATTTGAAGGAGTGATTCCCTCAAATATTTCTGGGCCTTTGGATCTTCTTTTACTTCATTAGCAACATTGAAGGCACGGTTTCCGCCTCTTGTGTTCATGAGATGCTCATAAACAGGAGTTGGATATGCACCAGGTGCGCTAGGTTGTGCAACTACATCTACTGTGATAATTTCAAAATCGGATACTTTGCCAGACATTTCATCAACGTTGCCGCTGCCTCTACTGCTAACACCTAGTTTCACTCCGCTTTCAAGCATAGTACGAATTAAGTTACCCATTGGTGTTGGCAAAATTTTCATCTTGCCATAACCATTAGGACCTTCCATCCACATTTGAGTAATCATATGGGATACACGGTCCAAATTCACTTTTAAATCATCTGGATGATCTACTTCACCTAACACAGAGTAACCACTTTGTAGTTGATCATTTAATGTTTTCACAGCACGTTCAATTTCATCTACAGGATAGACACGTTGATTTGCATTGCGAATACCACCTTGGATAGCAATACCTTTTAAGTAAAGGCTTTTGCCATCCTTGTCATCCGACTCCATAACAATGCCGGATTGATCAAAACTTAGGTGTTCTCTTAGATAAGATACTTTCATCCTAGTGCTCTAATTAATTAGCTGGCTTTAAGAATTGCTTTACAGGGCTAACACTGGTTTGACCAGCTTTGTCACCTGTACCAGACCCTACTGGACCTGGAGTCTTGTTGTTACCAGGATATCCAGCACCAACTTTACTTAGGTTCTTAACGCCCATTTTTCCACCAGGTACATTTCCATTACCGCTGGCAAACTTTTCACCACCGGTTTTTGTAATACCGTTGTTTACTTTGCCAGGACTTGTACCTGTATTACTTTGACCTTCTGTAGCACCTTGATTAAGATTACCTGCGCCTACTCCTGCTGGACCTGGTTTATTTTTACCAGAAGCAATTGGGCTGCGTCCTTCAACTGGCGAACCATCTTTTTCACCAGAACCAGAACCTACGTACTGACCTTGGCTTTTTTGGCTACCAGATTTATCCCAGTCGTTACCAACTTTTTCTGTATATTCACGTGTGATACGACGACCTTCAAATGCTGGCTTACCCATCATTTCGTCATCCATTCCCATTTTTGGCTCTTCTTCACTACCAAAACCACCATGTGATGCTTCACCACCTTGGGCTTGTTCTAGTTCGGCAAAAGCTGCTTCAAGTTCTTGAATAGCAGTTTTGATGTCCATGATTGCGTTATCTTCTTGTGCTTCTGGATCTTCTTCATCACCCATATCGTCACCACCAATATCACTACCAAACTCGTCGGTAGCGTCACCAGATCCACTCATTGGATCTTCGTCGTCGGCTTCCATGCTGTAAGAATCTTCTAGATCCACGGACTCTTCCACATCAGACTCATCCATTTCTTCATCAGCAGACTCGTCCATTTCTTCATCGGACTCGTCCATCTCTTCATCGGCTGCTTCGTCCATTTCTTCTTCGGATTCTTCAGCGATTAAATTTTCATAAATTTCTCTAGATTTCTCAACGACGATAGCGTGGAAAAGTTCTTGGGCTTTTTCACTTTCTTCATTAACGATGAGATCTAATAGTTGTTCAAACTTTGTAGACATTGCGTGTATTCTCCTTAATTAGATTGCGCGGCAAGGCTGTATTGTGTACATATTTAAACACATTTACATAAAGGGGTGTAAAACAGGCCTAAAACGAGTCATTATTGATCATTTTAGATAATTTTTTAACAAAAATTATTAATTTTAATAAAATTTAGGCTGCTGGAGCCGCTTCAGGAGGAGGAGCTGCATACATCTTTCTTACTAAACCTAACTCTTCTCTTTTTTCTTGTTCTCTTGCATCTCCAGCTTTACGTAAATCGTTTAACATACGTAGAGTTAGTCTAGTTTTACGAAGATCTTTTGACTTTAATACACTAGTATCATTGTCAGAATTATATCTTAGATCATCAACTTGACCTCCTTGCTGACCATCAAAATATATAAATTCATTTAATAACATAATAATATTTATGCTGCTGGTGGTGCTTCTGGAGGTTCTGCACCAGCACCTTCTGCACCCGGTTCTTCGGGAAGAGGGGCTTCTGTAGCAGAATTTAGTCCAGATATATCAGCACCCATCCCGTTTGCTGTAATACCAACACTTCTAAGTTCTGCACTAGCCGGCAATGTAGCATCGTCATCGATGTTTTCTTCACGCCATAATGTTTCGTTTTCTGCAACTTCTTCTGCACTTAAACCTAAGAATCTCTTGAGTGCAAAACGCTTACTGATCTGGGGAATAGCAATCATAGTTCCAAATGTAGAAACTCTAGCTGTATCCATTTCTGCTTGACGATAACTAGCAAAATTCTGCGGAGGATTAAATTTAACTTCAAAAATATTGCTGTCTACATTGATACCTTTGTTATGTAGATACAGTTTAAACTCGGTATCAAACTGTTCATTCATTAAGGATTGTAGTCGTTCGCAGTATTTGTTGAACCGTAACTCTTGTATATAGGCTGTCCCAACTCGTCCGTCATTGAACGAACTGCCGCCGTCATCTGCACCAGTAGGTAGATAACTGCTGGGAATACGCAAAGCTCTAAACAATTTATTAGTAAAGTAACGAAGGTCATCAATTTCTCCTAGGTTGGTGCCGCCGGGTAATGTTTCAACTTTACTACCTCTACCTTCAGCTGTTTGAGGGAAAAAGTAATCTTCGTTGATACTTAATGGATTGTATCCAGCATCTACTACACTTTGACCACCACCGGTGGAACTAGGAATTCTACGCTGATTTACTTCATTTTTAACACGCTCAACAAAACTCATAGCTAAATGACTAGGCATATTACCTACATCAATATAAAAAATTCTGCGTTCTGGAGCACGTTGAATACGATAGATTAGAATAGCATCTTCTAATAATTCTTTTTGTTTATATACTTTAAACACACTTTCTAACAAACTTGTACCAAATGGAAAGTTGTTATCAAGTCCTTCACTCATGCTAATATGTATAACATGTTTAGCATCAATTGCATATTGATTTTCAGCTTTGGTAAATCTACTTCCAGAAATATTGCTTGGATATGATCCTGTCATTCCTCTACTTCCACCAGCACCACCTTGACCTGTGCCATATCCGCCACCGGAATATTGACTACCACCTCCGGTAATATTACTTGGATTAATAGCTGTAGTTGCTAGTGTTTCTAAATTAGGATTGAAGTCACGAATCATATATTGTTCAGGCTTTTTACCCTCTGATTCGTTAACAATAATACGATCTACTTTATTAGGATCTATATACATCCACGCTTGTGTTTCGGGATCTCTAACAAAGAAAGTATCGCCATATTTGAAACTATTGCGAACAATTTTAAATATTCTAGTTTGAAATTTGTTTAGTTTAGACCATTGTTGCATATATTTTCTAATGATCTTGATCTCTGTACTTGTAGCTTGATCTTTAAAAAATACCCTAAATGGAGTTCCGTTTTCTTCATTGGCTTGGCTACAAAATTCTGCTAGAATATCTAGTGCAGCATTAACTTCACTGTCTGCATCCATGGTATCATATTGCCCATATCGTTCTAAACGATTTGGATGTCCAGAATATACATCGGGCAAGTAACTTGAATAATTGCGGTGGCTAGGACTGGCATGAGCACCAGTTGAGCCGCTGACAGGACTTAACGTTCCTGATGCGTTAACTGGAGTAAAATATTTTTTCCATCCGGCCATTATCTATATCCTTAAAATTTTAATAAATCACCACTAAGTGATTTAGTAGCACTCACGCTGCGTTTCATGTATTCCAAATTCTCTTTCATTACTTTTAGCATTTCTGTTGTCATGTTATTTAAGGTTTTTAGCTCACTTGCAACATTATTTCCACTATCTGCACTGGCAGTAGAGCCGCTAGTACTTGGTGCCGGAGTCGCGGATTCTGAAGGTGCTACAGCTTTACTAACCATGCTAGCAATGCCTATTCTAAGTATTTCACCTGCTGACGGTGCGGCATCTTTTACCTTTTGTAAAGCACTGGCCACAAGTTCTAATTTTCCAGCATCTATACCACTGAGTTTTGATACTCCATCTGCTAAACTGTTTACCGCTAGGGCAGCAGGTAATCCAAATATTGCAAACGGTGCAAAAGACATTAATCCAACACCCATTACGCCAAGAGATGCTCCTAAACTAGTAAGCCCTCCTGTATCAAGTTGTAAAAATTTTTCTAATCCTTCGCTAACACCGCTAAGTTTTTCTATTCCATTGGCAAATAAAGTTAATGCAATTCCTATAGGCAACCCAAGTACCGCAAATGGGCCCCATGCTAGTAAACTTAATCCTAATCCTCCTAATCCTAGTGCTAGACCACCAAAATTACTTGTATCAACTTCAGATAAAGTTTTTAATCCTGTTGAAAATGTCGGTAATGCTAAACCAATTAATGCCATAGTAGCGGCTATACCTGCTCCTACTCCGGTAATAATTATGGCTAAAGATCCTGCCAAAATAGTTGCACCAAGTAATATCATTGGATTAGCAAATGACATTAATCCTTTTGATAAACCTTCCAATGCTGGACCGATACCGCCACCTGCTGCTTTACCAATAGCATCAAGTGGACCACCGCCGCCACCTCCACCACCGCCGCCACCTACAAGTTTTCCAGCAGCGCTCATTAATCCACCGCCGGCAGTTTTAGCTTTTTCTAGTGCCCATTGTTTTGCACTCCACATCCACCATGCAGCAACGCCTGCTCCTGCTATTACAATTGCTGAAGAGAATGGTCCAAAAAATTCTATTACTTTTGCAAGACCTTTAGCTAGCATTCCTACTACACCAAATAGATAAGACGCCACTGTAATAATAGGACTAAATGCTCCCCATAATGCTGCTCCTAACTCTTTAAAACCCGACATTGCATTAGCCATTGTAGCGGCTTGTGATTTTTCTACTTCCGCTTGTCGTTCTTTTCTATCCATTTCTGCTTTTTCTAAAGCACTCATACTATCCATGTTGGCACGTCTATCTTTTCCAGATTGAATAGCTGCCTGTTCGTTGCCTTTTAATACATCTGTTGCAGATCCTAAAACACCTGAGTATCTTCCAAATTCTTTAGAATTATTAACTCTTGCTTCATTTTCTGCCCTTCTTGCTTGTTCACTATCTTTACCATATTTTTGAGTAGCAGCAAGTTGCTGTTTTAAACTTTCTGTTGCTGCTGGTGCTAATGCTGCATATTTTTTGCCTGCTTCTGTAGTAACTGCTCTACCTTGTGCTGCTGCTAATACATTATCTGCTGCACCTTGACCATATTTTGTTCTAGCATCATTGTATACTTGTTGAAATTTTTCTGCTTCTTCTTTGCTCATGCTGGCCATATATAATTGCATATCAGCAGCTTCTGCTTTTGACTTCATTTCTTTTGCAATTTCTTCTCTGCTCTTGCCTGTAATATCAGCAAGTCTATCAAGTTCTTCTAAATAACTTTTTGTGCCAGCAGCCAAAGTTTTTTTATCTTTCATTTCTTCGCTATTTCTGCCGCCGGTAATCGCAATATAATCTATCATTCCTTGATTAACTTCTTGAGAAGTATATCCCATGGCCATTAACCCCGAACCAAAATCATCCATTAGTACTTTGCTGGCCTTGCTAAATGCAATTGCACCTTCATTTGCAGAGCCACCCATTCTTGCAAATGATTGCCCATTAGCCTTTACAATACTACCAAATTCTTCCAATGTTAGATAAGAACTGGCAGCAGCCTGACGCATTTGAGTAAGACTTCCACCAAAATTTATACCCACATCTGTTATTTTTTGATATGCTATAAAATTTTGTTCTTGTATAGATGCTATTTTTTCTAATCCTTGAGCAAAAACACCTAATATGCCTGGCATATTTTTAAATGCACCAAATGCATCACTTACCTGGAAAGTGCCATCCATTAGTTTTGTCAATGACGCATCTAATTGATTTAGTATGGCTATATTTCTATTATGTTTTTCTTGCTCTTTTTCTAATGCATTGGTATTTTGAAGAATAGCCTGCGTTTCTTTTTTCTGAGCAGCGGTGCCTTTTAAAATTTCTTCTTCAAAATCTTTTAATTGAATGTCCGGAAATGCTTTTTTAGCTATCTCAATTAAATTCTTAGAATCTATTTGGGCAATCTTGAGCAAGGCCGCGAGGGTTGACTCGGTGGCCGCATTACTAAGATTTACATTATCAGCGCCTATTGATCCTGTTACATTACCTGCCATTGTTTTTCACTCGTTCTGTGCGTATATAAATAATATACAACAACGAGTTTCGCTGTTATATCAAGTTATTTATCGGAGAAAAATATATGGAATCACCTGCTTACCCTCAATTAAATCCGTTGGCAATGTTTATGCGTCAACCAAAAATCTATATTCGTTTGCCCAGCAATGGTGAATATTGGCCAGAGGGAAGTTTACAAATCAGTGAAACTGAAGAATATCCAGTATTTTCCATGACTGCCCAAGATGAAATGTTGCTTAAAATACCAGATGCACTAATGAGCGGACAAGCTGTAGTAGATGTTCTTCAACATTGTATGCCTAATATTAAAAATGCCTGGCACACACCTGCTATTGATTTAGACGTAATATTAATTGCTATTAGACTAGCTACCTACGGTGAAATAATGAAAACTCCTGTAAAAGTAGGATCAATAGAAATGGATTATTCTATTGATTTAAGGACAGTCATGGATTCATTGCAAAATCGTATCCAGTGGATTCCATATATTTCTATCAATGAAGATCTTACATTATTTGTAAGACCTGTTAACTATAAACAATTATCTCAGGCAGCTATTCAAACATTTGAAACACAAAAAATAATTCAAATGTCTAATGATCAAAATATGAGTGACGATGATAAAGTTAAAATATTTAAAGAAAGTTTTTCAAAATTAACCAATATTACAATTGGAACAATAAGTTCTACAATTTATAAAATTGATTCTTCAAACGGTTCAACGGATAATCCTGTGTTTATTAAAGAATTTATTGACAATGTTGATAAAGAAATATTTGAAAAAATTCAAAAACATTTAGAATCATTAAGAGAAAACAATTCAGTACAACCTATTAGTATTGCTGTCACTGATGAAATGAGAGAAAAAGGTGTAACTGGTGATACCATTGAAATTCCATTAATTTTTGATGCATCTAATTTTTTCGCCTAAGGCTTTTACAACTTGATCTGCCAGAGATTGAAAAAATAATCAAAGAGTATGATGCAGATGTAAAGGCCATAAAAGAAGAAATTTTAAAACTATGTTGGTTTATGCGTGGAAGCATAAGTTACACAGAAGCACATATGCTCAGTGGTGATGAGCGAATGTATATTGCTAATTTAATATCTGATAATTTAGAAACAACCAAGACCAGCGGTATGCCGTTCTTTTAAAGATCCATACCTAAAAAGTTACTACGGAATTTTAATTTCTTACCTTCGCCCATATTGCGAACTTGTAATCCATTTACTTTAGGACCTTTTAATTCCGGTGACGGCGGTGCAGCAGGAGCTGGTGCTGCGGCAGGTGCTGGTTGTCCGTATGCACCCTTTACACTGTAAGCACCTTGTGCTGGAGTTGCTTGAGGTAACGGTGCTGACTTAGGAATTCCAGAATAATTTACCTTGCTCGGTGCAGGTGCTTGTGTTTGTCCACTTCCGTAATTTGGTGCTGGTGCTGCTGGAGGTGCCTTTGCTGCTTGTGCTGCTTCCCACTCATCGTGACTCATTTTATACTCAGGAGAATTCATAAAAGCCTTTGCATCTTCAGGTGATGCAAATTTTTCCCCAGTGAATTTATTAAATGTTGGAATTTTTCCGCCTTCTGGATTTGCAGGTGCTGTCGCTGGCGTATCTAGCGTAGGTTCAACTCTTCCAGACGGAGGTGCTACATATGGACGGTCTGCCCCACTAACCGGTGCTGCTGCTTGCTTTTCAATTTCGTCAGCTTTCTGTGTAAGTTCAGCAGCCTGTGCTCTAAGTGCTGTAGGATCTTCTGCTCCTAAAGTTGTACTAGGAGGTGTTCCTGCTGTTGGAGGAGTTGGAGTAGTACCGCCTGGAGATGGTGCTGCATTTGTTGTAGTAGGTTTTCTATATCCACCGCTGCGTTGAACATTTCTTTGAGCTACATTCGCAACTCTGTCTCTTTTTTGGCCATATACATCTTTAACGCCTTGCCATGCGCCTTGAACCCCACCAACTGCTCCGGCAGCGGCACTAGCAGCTTTACCTAGTAGTTGTCCAACACCTTCATCGGTATGTTGTGTTTCTGAGAGTAATTCATTTATACGCATGAGATATATGTCCTTATCATGATTTATTTATATTATATAATGAGCTGAAGCTCATTTGCTCTATCGCTAATCGCTCAGAGCATTTAGTTTCTTCTTTAGAAGAAGTTAATATTATCCAGATTCTTTGGTCACACTTCGCCCGCTCAGGGGCGAAAAAAGACATTATCCGAGTTCGA